CCTGCGCCGCAGTGAATGTCTGACCACTAGTAAAAACCTGTCGTGCTGTCATAATTCTCCTATCCTAGTCCAACATCAACATCGTCAAGTTGGTCTTGATCAAGTATAAATGCGGTCAAGAGTTGTGCTTGTCCGAGTCCAAATCTTATCCGATGGTCAGATGGTGTGATGTCGTGTGCGACGGATTCGATGAATACTGAGTCGGTTCGGCTGAGCGGTAGTCCTTGGTCATAAGTTTTGGTGACTGAGATGACATCGCCGACATCGAGTGCCAGCACGGTTGGCCACAAAGCCGAACCACAAGCATTCAAACTTGTTGAGATCTCGTTGAAGCGGATCTTCGGATCCTTGTACTTGTCCAATAGGTTTTGTGCCAACGCTGATCCCGCCGCCAAATCGTTCAACGGCACGTTCGAGAACGATAAAGTTTGCACACCATACTTGGTTTGGCTGGTTGTGTCAGCTGCGACCTGTGCTGTGGCACCACCATCAACATCTACCTGTACACGGTTGAACAATGTTTCTTGACCGTATGCGACACCGATCGCCAAGATCGGAATGTCGTTCGTTGCTGTGCCGCCGAATGATGCGATGGCGGTTGAGAACGTGAACGAGATTCTTTCATCGAATTGGATTTGGTTGCGACGGTTCGCGAACAGTCGTCCGTCTTCGGCGATGGCGACCGCCTGCAACGCCGACAGTGTGTTCGTATTGTCGGTGTAGGCGACAGTTCCGCAGGTAGCGATACCTGTCGCGATGTTTCGTAACGCGGTTGAGAAGTTAACTTCTGGTCGGTCAAGGATCGCGGACACTCGATCCGAGGTCAACTGTGATGATGGTGAGAATGCGGTGAGTGCTGTGCGTGACAGTTCGTACAGTCCGTCTGCCGAGACGATGGATGCGAACGACAGGTTCGGCATCTCGTAGGTGATGTCAAGGTCGGTGATCGCTCCGACGAACAGTTCGGCTGTACCGGCAAGAATCTTGATTGCGCGTCTTGGTGCTAGGTCGAAGTCGCCTTGATACCAGGTTGATGCGGTGTTCGCTGGGTCGAACAGTCGACCTGATGCACGGTCGTCAGCCAACACTCGACAGGTGCCAGGTGAGAACTGGTCGGTCTGACTGGTGCGGCCACGTTGGATTGCTACCGACAACACATATTCGGTTGCGTCCACAAAGTCGGTTGAGCCGTCAAGTGTGTCTGTGCCGTCAAGTAGTGATGTGTCAAGGATGAATGTGTCAGCGATCGCACCCACATCTAACAGAACCGAATACGGTTGACCCCACTTCAATGTCTTTGGCATGGCTACCTTCTTGGCGCGAAGCCGAGACGGTCAATCGCGAACGCATCAACCGCCGTGTACTGCTGCAACAGTTGCACAATCTGTCGACCAGCCTCAACACCGTTCGTCCCGATACCCGTGTTCACCACAATCTGCACAGATGGGTCAGCTTGACCTGCGAACCCTGTGCCACCGCCTGTAGGTGTCGGCACACTAGGCAAGGTTGGGATTGCGGCGGTGACTCCAGCAACTCTTGCAGCATCAGCGACCTTAGCGATTGCTTCGGCAAGATTCTCGTAGGCTTCCGTCTCACGCTCAACTGCTTCTGTTAAACGCTCCGATGCTTCACGTTCCTTGACCTTGGCATCGTTGACGTCTTCAAGCAGTTTGTTGTAAGTGTCCGAACCGATGATCGCACCGCTCACCGCTTCGTTCAATATGAGTTGTGCATCTTTAAGTTTGCTAGTGGCTTCAAACTCAGAGTCGCTTGCATCCGCAACAGCCAACTTCGCTTGTGCCAAGTCAATCTCTGCCTGGCGAATTGCTTGCGCACTCGATTCAGGATCTTTGCGCAGATCGGCAAGTGCCTTCTCGGCGTCAGCAACCGCGAACACCGACTCCTCAACACGGAATCCAGCCTGCGCCACATTGCGTTGAGCCGCCGACAGTTCTCGCTGAGCCTTCTTCGCCTGATCCGAATCCGCACCATAACCATTAACCGCATCATTCAACGCCTTCTGCTTCGCAAACACATCGTCCTGCGCACCCTTCAAAGAATCGGCAGCCTTCGAAGAAGCAGTCTGCGCATTGTTAAACGCCTTCTGCGCTGAGGTCGAAGACTTCAACGCATCCGTGTACTTCTCAAACTTCTGTTTCGCAGTCTCAACTGTCTTGGCTGCGCCACCTGTTTTCTTGTCCAAATTGCTGAGTGATGTTGACCAGTCATCTGTTGACTCTTTAGCCTTCGGCAGAACCTTGGTTCCTAATCTGTCTGTCTGTTCAATCAATGGTGAGATCTTGTTGCCGGACAGATTCAATGCTGCGGTCGTGTTAAGAATTGATAATCGCAATTTGTCGAAGCGATCTGTGACTGCTTCGGTTCGGTCAATGAGCATCTGTTCAACTGTGATGATTCCGTCGCCACCTGTGACAGCCGAACCGATCGCTCGAAGAATGTCTATGAACGCGAACCCTGGTTTGAAGAAGTTGACGATCGCTTGTTCAAACTCGATCACCGAAAGAATCATTCTTTCGATTGCGTCAATGACTATGAACGATGCTGGACCCATTGCGGCGGCAAAGTATTTGACCGCACCAGCCAAACCTTCATCTTTGAACCCGTCAACCGCAGCTTTCAACGCTGGGATGATTCGCTTCTGTAAGAACTCCACGATCTTCTCGAATGCTGGTAGCAGTAGGAAGCCGATTGTTTCTACTACTTCGCCGAATGATGTGCGGAGTATCTTTACTCGTCCAGCGAATGTGTCGGCTGCGGTTGCGGCAGCACCACCAAATTGTTGTTCCAAAGTATTGAGCGCGGCACCGAAGTCTTTGCTCTTCTTGGTGTTCTCATCGAGCGGTATGCCGAGTCGAGTCAAAGCGGAAATGTTGCCTGTTGCCGCACGACCGAGGCCGAGTGTGACTGCTTCTAAGTCGCGACCAGTAGCAGCACTAATGTCAAGCGCAAGATTGAACAAACGCTGAGATTTTTCTAGATCGCCTGTTGCTCTGACAAGATTGCCGAACGCCGGACGCAACTCATCGTCGGCGATACCTGTCGCCAACATCGCCTTCTCAATGAACGCTTCGGTTGCTTGAACCTGTGCTTGTGTTGCAGCAGCTGAACGAATCAACTGTGCTTCAAGACTTTTCTGTGATGCTTCGTCGGCTGCCGCTGCTGCGACGGCTGCTGTCGCTGCACCTGCTACTGCGGTCAATGCACCGAGCGCAATGAATGCACCTTTCTTTACGAAGTCAAATGCTTTGCCAAGTCCGGCACCGATCGACTGCACCTTCTCGATTGATTGCTGTCCTTCGCGGGCAAGGTTCTTGAACGCCGTGATAGCACCGTCGGCGTTGCCGAGAATCTTTACAACGAATGTGCGTTCACCTGCCATGGTGAAGCAATTCTACTCAGTTAGCAGCCATCCGTTTACGCAGCTCAGCCCATTCACGTTGCATCTCTCTATGTATCTCTGACTGTGTCATGCCTTCATACTCTGACAAATCAATTGGTGCATCCCACCACTTCGGATCAAGAACACATCGCATCGGATTACCGCGACGTGGCTGACGAGTCGAACGAATGCTTGGTGTAGAGAATGTGCGTGTCGGTGCTGCGATGTCGGTGATGGTCGGGTCAAGGAATCGCCAACCTGAATGATGTGTGTGGAATGGTTGACCAGCTTCGTGCTGTGGCAGATAGAAGATACGGGCAGGGTCTTTGGTTGCTGGGTCGCCTTTGAGACGAAGACGCTCATGTGTCTCATACCAGACTTCTTCCCAATTCTGTACCGGCACAGCCTGCTCAAACGGAACGACAACGTGCCAGTGTGGATCGTTGTCACGATGTGACCAGGTTGTGTAGGCGAAGTGTATATACGATCCGAGATCAGCCTGCTCGAATGCTTCGCCGTCAAGGTCGGCGACTAACGCCCAAACATGTGACACGTTGCGATTCCCACGGGTTGTGTGTTCACGGTATGTGACTGGCGAATACAACTTGCCGTCAGACTTCTGTTCACGTTCTTGATGGTCGCCGAGTATTGCGGCGAAATCCATCCAGGATGTTGCGATGGTCTTTGGATAGATGGATTTGACGGACGGGAAACCGACGACTTCAAACATTGTGCAGAACCTCCTAAGTTCAGGATAGCGAATCCTGAGCCGAATGCAAGTATCAGCCGATGCCTAGTTCTTTGACCACACGGTCCATGCCATCTAGGTATTCCTTGGCGATTGCGTTCTTGCGCTTGCGGACGGTCGGCCAGAAGAAGTAACCAGACTGCCCTCGATGTCTCAAGAACTGTTTCGTGGTCGGTCTAGCACCACCACCGAACTCTGCACCGAAGAACACATCGGCACGAGTCACTTTTGTTTTGCGTTTACTGTTCGGACGAGTCTTAGATACGAACGATTCTTTACCACGCAACTTGATAGTCGGGATGCGGTCATTGCTTGCTCGTAAACCTTTGGCAACTTGTATTGCCTGACTCGCTCGACTGACTGTGGTTGCTTCTAGTTTGACTTTTGATTCAAGATCTCTGGCGATTGTGTAAGCAACTTTGCGCATCTCTTTGTTGAACTGCGGACTTGCCTTCTGGAACTTGCGCAAAGTTTCAAACAAGTCTTTGACGATGACAGTGTTACCTGCGACGGCTGCGGTGCCGGCACGACCAAGAGTTCCACCTGTGTCACCTGGCAGATTTGGGAATGCTGAGAAGGCCATCACTGAATCCTTTGTGGTGGGTTGGATTTGATGCTTTTCCAGCGCAGATAGCCGAGCATCGTGTACAGCATTCTAGGTGATTCTTGTAGTAGCACCGATGGTGCGATGTGTGTCTCGCAGGCGAGGTATGCGATCAGCCAGTGGGCTGAGTTTTCTCCAAAGGGACGATCACCGCAGAGTCGGTTCCAACCTCCACACTCTCAACTGTTTCAATCCATTCTTCAAACTTCATCGCGGTCTTCTTCGTGCGCTTCGTTGCATGCCAAGCCAACCAGGCAAGATCGGTGAGGCGTAGTTCTGTTTGGAAGTTTGCGACCGAACGATTCTTCTCGCCTTCGAATGCGATGAAGTCTGCGAACTGTGCGGTCACTTTTGTGGTGACGTTGTCTAGCGTCGTCACTTCTAGGTTGATTTTCATTCTTACCTCCTGATTGTTTTGTTAAGAATTATGCACCTGTTGATTTGGTGATTGTTCCGCTGATCGGCCAAGTTACATCGGCTGTGTTCAATTCACCGACAGCACCGTTGACTGGGCTGAACTCTGTGCAAAGCACAGAGAAGGTGTAATGCGGTGTTGCTGATCCTGCTGCGGCTGTGCCTGCTGGTTTCACAACCATCGTGACAGCGGTCGAACCGATCAATGGCATGATGAGTCCGTCGATGGCGTTGTAGTCGTTGTGCAACGAGAGTGTCACCGAGTTGTCAATCAATCCTGAGACGCGAGTTACTGCACCACCTGAACCGAAGTTTGTTGTTGGTACTTCGGCAGCCGAAGTTGACAGAGTTACTGCTGCAACGCTTGATGTGATATCGGTGCCGTTCAGAACTACGTTTGAGTTTGTGAGAACTAACTTTGCCATGATTATTTATCTCCTGCCTTGTCGGCCTTGGAAGTTGATTTATCTGCCACCAGAACAATTCGACCCGATGCCAGTAGAGAGTCTAGATGGTCAACTTCGTCGCCATCAATAGTGGCTGGATATTGTTTATCTAGAACGGTGAAGCCTTCGACTACCTGATATTTTGCCAT